TGGCTTTTTAAGCAGTTTCCTAATCTCGTTTGCTTGCGAGGTGTTTGGCTCATTCCCGTTGCTATCCATAACGTGCACCTTAGCATTACCAAAGAATTGAGCGCGTTTATTAATGGCTGATGAAAGCACCGCCCCCTTTTCGTATGCCTCTCTCACTCCGCGCTCGGATAGTGATGAAAAGCCGAAAGGGATAAACCAATTTTGCAAGTTTTCCTTGCCAATTATACCCGTAAGGGTTTTAATTGCTATGTTTTTAATCCATCCCATATCTTATATTCCGTGTGCTGCCCTGTATGTCGCAAAGTACCGTATGCAGTCCATTATGTGGTTAAACTTATCAATTGGAACATCTAACAGTTCCTTTTCTCTGCTGATAGCCCAACAGTATTCCTGTACCTCGTTCCATCCGTCAACACTATCTTCTGTCATATATACTTCGCACGACTTTACCAAGTTGATACCGCCCGCTATGCTTCCTGCCCCTTTTTCGGCATAAGCAACGCTAAATCCTTTCCTTAATTCGTGGTAGCCGCTTATGCTGCACCATGCCCCGCTACCACCTGTTCGCAGGTTATGTATTCGCACATCTCCGCCATTCCCATAATCAGCAATCATTAAATCTTTATAGCTTATACGCATGTCAAGCCAACATTTAGCAAGCTGTAAATCATCTAAACCACTTTGATAGATTAATTGATGTACAAATAGCTTGTTGTCTTTCCATTTTACCTGAACGGTTGCCGTTGGGTCTTCGCTAAAACCAAAGTCAACCACATACACAGGGCGGCACTCAATAGCGTTAAATTCGGCTATTGTCATCGGCTTAAAGTGTGTATAAATGCGCCCAATGTTGCCCTCGCTGATTAAACCCTTTACGATGGTGCAGTACAGTTCTGGGCGCGATTTTAATCCCTCAAGCTGTGTAATGTAACTTTCGGATAAATTTGCCGTGTTGTTTTCATAGGTAGAAAAACACATCTCAATGCCACTATCTGATTTCGGCTCATACTGGTAAACCCCTTCTATCTCGCTTTCCGTTAGATTATAACTTTTCCAAATCCAATGTTTTTTGGATGGCGGGTTGAATATCCGTATTGCCTGCAACTGTTTTGTTTTTACAGTTCTTAGTGACAGTAGGAGTTGATTAAACTGTTCCTCGCTTACCTCGTTTGCTTCTTCAATTAGTACATGAGTAATACCGGCAAGCGATTTTAATTTTGCCTGTCTGTTTTGGCTTGTTATAAACCCTTTGCTTATGATACTGTTACCATTCGGCAGGTAAGCAATACGCATTTCGCTTTCGTTGATTTTGAATAGCTTTGGGTTTAATCCGTGTTCGTCTATTCTATCTTTAAAGTCCTTAAACAGGCTATCTCTAATATCCGTGTATGCTTCACGCAAAAAGCAGCCCCTGAAATACGGCTCTTTTATCATCATCATAAGGAAATAGTCTGTACCGAAGTAGGAGCCACCACGCCCACGACCGCCAACAAGGTCAATAATCGGCTTGTCGGTGTAAAGCACATGCTTAAAGGTTTTATTGATGTTGAACTTTGCCCTCATACCATTTCTTGTATCGTGATGTCTATACCTCGCACTACATCGTTGCCATCGCTATCCGTTTCGGCTGTTTTTATAGGAGCGTTCCATCCTGTAATATCTGCCAACCGTTCAACTATTGACATGCGGGCTCTCTTGGCTTGCACTTCATCGTTGAAGCCGGCTTGGCTATAGCCAATTACATTGCCTGTCTTTTTATCAACTTGCTTAAATACGGAGCCGGAACTTATTCGTTTTAAATCCTCAAAGTCGTTTTGTAGTTCTTCAAGGTAGTACTCTTTAGATTTTAGCACAGTTGTTATGGTATCTCTTGTTGATTCAATCAATACCTCGTTTCTCACCTTTTCCTCTTTGATTTGACGCGCTTTATTGTACTCTTGTGCATCTTTGTAGTATCGCTCTATGGTACGACGATTTTTGCGGTATCTTACGACATAGTGCGACAAAACAGCCTCCCTATTTTTGTCTAAATTTGACAATATAAAATCTGCTATTTCAACAATATGCTTTGGGTATGTCGTACTTTTGTCGTAAAATCCATTATCGGATTCGGTTTGGCGTAAAGAAATATCACCTCTGAGTTTTTTTTCAGAGGAAGTTATGTTTTTGCTATCCGCTTTGGTCTTATTTTTCTGGGTCGTCTTCTTTGCCATTGAACATCACTTTTGCGAGGTCGAGGCAAGTCTCAAAGGTCCGTATTTCTGCCTTTAGCTCAATATATTTCCTTTTATTGAAACTGTCAGGCAGTGTAGCTACTTCATTAGAAACAATCTTAATTTCTTCCTGTTTGCGAGAAATCATTCCCTCTAATACCTCAATGTAAGTCATAGTAATTTGTTTCATAATGGCATGAAATATTTAAAATTCATGCCAAAGTTAATAGTTATTTATAAAGTAATCCAAATACGTTAATATGATATAGGTTTACCTCACCATAGTTTGCATCAAATATTTTCTTAATATCATATCCATGCTCAGACGATATAGCCTTTAATGAACGCCAATTAATTCTACGCCAATTTATATGGTTCTCTTTAGCGTAGCGTTTTATAGAGTACCACATTTTGCTCTCATCAAGTTTCTGCTGTTTATGTTCGTTCTCTAATGCCAATCGTTCATTCTCTTCAATTGAATCAGCTAATTGTCGTAACGATTCAGCGTAAGATATAGAGGGTGAAAGCGCTGCCTTCAACTTCTTTTCACAAGCAATAAAGTACTGTCGAGCCTGTTTTCCCTTAGCATTGCCCTCTACCATTGATATTTCTTTAGCACAGTCAATAGACAGTGCGTATTCGTTGAGCGGTCGCCCACCGTTAGGGTTTTTCTCAAAATTGAGTAAAACCTCATAGTCCTGATTTTCAATAAATCCGTATTCTTCTATACGGCGTGTTATCCAATCGTTAAATCTTGTTTTGTTCTCCAAGAAAGCGTGCAACTCCCTTGCACTCACGGCTTGCTTGCCGTTCTGTTCTGTTATTTTAATCAATTCTCTCATTACTTTAATTATCTTTTTATCAGCTTATTATGATACTTTGTAAAATCTGCTATTTCAACAACTTTCCGGCTGTATTCTATCTGTTTGGGGTTTTCCGCATTTTTGCGTAAAACTTGAAAATCAAGGTCTTTTACAAATTCGTCGGGCGTAAATTCTGATAATTTAATTCGTTTGCTCATACCGCAAAAGTATATGAAATATATCGCACTTTTGCAATATGTGAAAAGATTGGCGTTTCGTTCACCTGCTTCAATAAAAAAGCCCCATTTTAGGGGCTTTTTTATTTGATTAATTGATAGGCTGATTAAATACTTCCTCTAATACCTCTTTGGGGTATGAATTGACAAAACCCCATCGAGCGTCTGTAACTTTATCAATTGGAAATCCTCGTTGATTACAAATCTTTGTTGCTTTCCTGCCTATAAAACTTGCCATCGCGTTATTTACAGGCGTTCCTGTTATCGTCCCATAAGCGGCAGCTGTAAAATACTCTGGTCTCGTTAGTGTGCGCGCCTTTAACTCAAGCACATCTCTTTTCACTTCCTGTAATTCTTGATTGTTTTCGCGCATACCTTTAACGGTAAGTTCTAACAAGTCGAGCGTGGAAAGGGGTTTGGCTACTTCTTTCAGTGTTTTTTCACACTCAATAAAATATTGACGCGCCTGTTTGCCTTTAGCGCTACCCTCCACCATCGCTAACTCTTTAGCACAGTCGAGAGTTAGGGCATACTCAATAGAACGACCACCCGTTTTGACAAAATCGTCAAAACGAACAAAGTCTTGATTTTCAACTAACCCATATTTTTTTATACGGTCTTTAATCCAAGTTGCAAATTCTCTTTTGCTTCCCAAAAAAGAATGTAATTCCCTTGCTGAAACGGCTTTTTTGCCGTTGTGTTCGGTGATTTTGATTAATTCAATACTTGTTTCCATAACTTTAGATTTTAGAAATTAAATAATTTACACAGTCCCTGTGCGAATTGTCTGATTGATAGGTTTTGCAGAATGCAGCATAGCGGTCTAAAAGACCGTGTGAGAGAATAAAGGAATAAGCCTTGTTTTTGGCGTTTTTCTCGATAAGAAAATCAGAATAAAATACAGCGTGTCGCTCTGTTGGCGTGTTTGATTTGGGCGTATTTTGTCCGTTCAAACAACTTTTTTCTGCTAAAGTTTTCATAATGCGCTTATCTTTTATCGTATCCATACTTTTTTGATTTACGCACTATCAGTCCAATAGTGTCCTTATGAACTCCATATTCTTTCGCCAAAGAAGCATAGGTACATTTGTTTACCTTCTTGTTTTTGTATTTTTCCCTTACTTCTTTTACCTCAATTTCGTTGAGTTTAAACTCTCTTTGAGGCGACAAATACCCATAATCCTTTATTGGTTTTGATAGCCCATTGATTATTGCATGTTGCCTGTTTTCTTCAATAGTACACCATTCAAGATTATTTGCGTTGTTGTTGCTTTTGTTGCCATCAATATGATTGATTTGTGGCTTGTTTTCAGCGTTTTGTATGAACGCAATAGCAACTAATCTATGTATAAAATATCCCTTTTTTCTTATAATTATGCGCAAATAGCCATGTTTGTCAATTCTTGGCTGCAATATTTTTCCGCGCTTGTTATTTGGGAAAAAGGATGATTTTACCCTTCCGAGATTTGAAATCTCGTACCCATCTAAAAATGGTATTGATTCCCATCTTTCAATGGAACTTTGTTTGCTTACGGTGTTTCGCTCCGTTGGCGTTGTGCTGATGCTACTGTACTTCACATCATTACAATTTTTCATTTGCTTGGTCATTTGTTCATGAAAAATTTATTAAACGAAAAAAGTCGTTCATTTCCGATTTGCGACCAAGCAACCGTTGCGGAAGAGCAACAGGAACACGGATTGAACGACCTATTTACTTTATAGTCAGGCAATAAAAAACGCCCTACTGCATCTTCCTTTTTGATTTGCTTGGTCACAAAATCGAAGGCAAATATACAAACTTTTTTCATCATACAAAATTTTTCATTGCTGTCGACAGTATTCATTCACCCTGTCAACAATGGCTTTAAATTCAGGGTTGTTTTTTGAATTGTTTTCAACTTTAAACCGTTTTATTGCGTGGGATATGGTTGAACGGTCTTTGTTTAGTGTTTTTGCGATTTCTTGGTGGGATGATTTGTCCCATTCGTGAATATAGCAGGCGTATATCCTACGTGCATAACATTGTTTTGTTCCCAGCTTATCGGAACACATATCATCAAAAGACACGCCAAGAACGAGGCGAATAGCATCCAATAGAATTTCAGTAGATTGTCTTAATGTGTGTTCCATTTCATTTTTTTATTAAAAGAAACCGCTTAAAAATTGGCTTTTTCTGGACTGTAAACAGGCGTTTCATAATCCCCGCCTTTGTAGTCTGTAAATAATGTTAATCGCTTATTGAATGAGGTTAGGAATTGGAATGTCCCTATGTTCCTTCCTTTGGCTACGTCAATATATGCGGCGCTCCGAGCGTCTTTGTTTTCAAATGGAAATGGAAATGTAGGGTTTTTCTTTTCTGATGCTTCGGGACGATATACAAGCATTATAACGTCTGCCGCTTCCTCTATCTGTCCGCTATCCCTCAGTCTTGACAATCGCGGTATCGGATTTTGTTTGTCACGGCTTAGTTGTGAAAGGAGTACAACGCAAATGTCTAATTCTTTAGCCACATTTTTAAGGCTTCGAGATATGTAGGCTGTTTGCTGTTCTTTATTCATACCCCTTTCGGTAGTTCCGATAAGCTGCAAATAGTCAATCACAACCAAATCAATGTCATGCTTTGTTTTCATACCTCTTATGGATTGTAATATGCTTTCTACGCTTGTGCTTGTTTTGTCGCCAAAGAATATTTTAGCTCCGTCCAATCTGGTCAGCCTGCTTGTGATTTCGTATATATCGGAGCTATCCATCTTCTTTGTTAAAATATCCTTTCCGCTTATACCCGATTCTTGAGACATAAGTTTTGCGGCAAGTTGATTGTGGGTCATTTCAAGCGTACAAACAAACACTTTTGTATCGAACATAAGGGCGGCATTTTTAGCAATAGTCATCGCGAAGCTTGTTTTTCCGTTCGACGTTTCGCCGGCGATAATAACAAGGTCAGACTTTTGTAAACCGCCTGAGAATTTGTCAAACTCGCTAAACCCTGTGCCTATTCCTGTCAGAACATTGGATTGCTGACTGTTTTTCGTCATAATTTCCACAACGTCAAGCATAACCTTGTTAAGGGTTAATATGCTTTGAGAATCGAAGCGGAAAAGGGAAAGGATTGCGTTTTGGTGTTCATTACATAGTTCATCAATCGGCAAAGCGGTATCATAAGCCTCTTTTTGCAGTTTTAGGCATAGCTTTATCAATTCTCTGCGTATATGTAGCTCGTACAGTATTTTAGAGTGTTTAAGCAAGTGAATTGATGAGCCGGTTCTGTCGCAAATTTCAAGTATTTCATTCGGTAATATATCATCCTTTACTGCATTTGAAACGGTAGCAAAATCAATAACCTGCTCTTTTTTTTTCAATGCGACTATGGCGCTGAATAGTTTCCGTGTAAGGTCGTTATAAAAACACCCTTCATTGAGTATGGCTATTGCCTCGTCTCTATAATCAGGGTCAATAATTAAAGCCCCTATTACAGCGTTCTCAATTATCTTTGAGTTTGGAGGTATCAGGACTTCCAAATCCTTAAACCCTGTTATTTCGTTCTTTTTCGGCAAATTCGATAAATGTGTCATACGCGCTTCTTCTAAGCTTTGTTAAATTTTCTTCCTTGTTCATTTTGTTAAGTATTTTGAGGATAAATGACCTGTCGCGGGTGTTCCGCTCATGGTCAACTATCAAATAGCGACTATTTATGTCTTTGTACTGTTGGAATGTGATACGGTATTTAAACTTGCCAGCATTCAGCTTTATCCAATCAATAAGCCAATTAAACTTCAAATAATTTTGAAATTCAGGGTCGTTCTTTTCCTCGTTGGTGAAAAGAGGAGGTTTTTCTATTTGTTCTGTTTCTCTGCCCATTTTCTAAATGTAAGATTTGCGCTGATGTTTTTTAATAGTGGCTCATAATTGTGCATAGATGTCAGCATTTCGCAAATAAACTTGGTATCAACTTCATTGTTAATCGGGTTTATAACGCCATAACTACCTTTTATCTCTTTGAATTGCTTAAAGGTAAACGGCTCTTTCATTTCTCCTACTCGCGGCGCATTGTCTTCTATATACTTTTGGAACATTAAGAATTTCGGAAATTCAGAATCATTTTTATCTTCATCTGTAAAAATCACATATTCCTTTTTCTTTCCTTTTTTTCCTTTATTTATATTATTATTATTTATATTATTATTATTATTATTATTTATATTATTATTATTATTATTTATATTATTATTATTATTATTATTATTATTATACGGTAAAAATCTTATACATGGAATGAGCCAATAAAAGGTCTCTCAGCAAATTATTATTATTATTATTATTATTATTATTATTATTATTGTATGGTAAAAATATTTTTCAAACGAGTTTTGTATGCATCTGAGACGCTCAGTTATGTCACATTTTACACTTTATGATACGGCTTTATCCGATTCTTCAAGATGTTCATCTCTCCTGTCGAAACAATCCAATGTGTTTCGTTAAAGACATTGGTGGACACTGTCCTCAACGGTGAGTGCTGTTAGGTCGCGGCTCTGCATTGACAGACTGAGTTCGTTTAACTCGTTGCAAATATCAGCGAGGTACGCCAAATAGCTGCAACCAAGAAACATCTGAAAAATACTTCGTTAATAATGTTTCTGTTTCAGACAAAAAATGGTAATTTCTTCTGTCATCTGAAACACTCTCATCAGAATCTTACCTCGATACAGCCATAGAAATTCAGTATGGGAAATCAAAATCTCATTCTCACTGCTCATGTTATTGCAGAGCAGGTAAAACGTTCTGTGATTTGAAGGTCATGTCCCAATGAAGTTACATTTTTTACTGCGTTGCCAATAAAATTTCGATGCAATTGATATTCCTCCAACTACTAATAAATGACTGTGCAAAATGCAATGGTCACTTGTACACGTTTTGGATAGAGTCCTTACAAGAGCCAGAACACCTACAGTGTTTCTTGTCCTTAACACGTACCTTCAGTATAGACATCACTGCATTTGTTCCATGCGGTCTGGTTATTTACGAAAAATCCGATGTAAAATCTCAAAATTTCTTTTGCCTGTTGTTTCGGTTGATTATCAGAGTACTAGATCTTCCTCAAATTCAGCGTCATAAACATACCGGACGAAAAACAAGCACAGCCGCCACATTAGCACGCCCAAGGGATTGTCTAACCCAACTGTGAACGATTAACTTAAGTCTGATGTTTTTTCGACCGTGCATCATAGTATAGAATTATTTCATCAACCAACTTTAATGCACAATTTTCTTTATTTATT